CCCAGACTTCAATCGTATCATTGTCCATACCGAAGGTCGCGGTGCGGATGAAGGAGGGATGAATTTCTACGAAACTGGTAAACATGTCTTACCTGATTACGTGATTGATCACATTGACAAGACATATGGAAAAACGCACCAAATCATACAGGTTGGAGCTAAGACCGATAAAGATACTCCATTCATAGACCGACGTGGCTTGGACATTTGGGAAACTGTTGAAGAAATTGCCAAGTCGGGTATGTTTATTGGCGTGAATTCTGGACCACTAAATATTGCTTTCTGCTATCCAAGAATTTTCAAAAAAGTCGTATTAGGCGAATTTGATCAAAAATTACTCGACGAAGATTTTTACCCATGTCATGGCTCGATTCCCCATTTCCAATTTTGGGATTGGTCGATGAATCTCTTTAACACAGGTAGTCATGATGCAGGGGTAACCCATTCCTTTACCAAAATATAAAATGCCTTTAAATATTCAAACTAAAGACAATTTTTCTAACAATGTTCGATCCATGATGAGAAAAATGGGCATGACACCCATTGAAGCCTTGGCTCAATATTGCGAAGAAAATGATGTGGATGCCGAAGTTGCAGCCAAACTTATTGACGCAAGTCTTTTTCTTGAAATTCAAGAAGAAGCGAAACATCTAAACTTGATTGAAAAATCAAACTCTTTGCCATTTAGTGTATGACACCTAATGGGGCGTATGAAACTTTTCTTGCGGTTCGCACCCACTTCAAAGACGAGCGATACAATTTTTTTCGTTATGGTGGGAAGATACCCAATAAAAAGCCCTTGTCAGATCAGTTCCGTTACATTTTTCTGAAAATTTGTAACGACTATACATACAACGAGTACATTGACTTTTTGGTTTGCAATCTATATGAAAACCCAAAGATGTGGGTGCCCAATCTCATGGACTCTGACGTCAAGAAAAGATACACTGAGTTTGCAAAAAAATATCAAGCATTTTCATACTATTTTGAACAAGAGTGTTTGACTCTATTCCAAGAATATTCTATTTTAGAAAATGATAAATCGTCAAGGTTCAATCAACTTTTTCGTACATCGGAAGATTTGCCTGACCTTTTCAAGGCCTATGTCAACGAAGTGATTTCTGTGGATATGCTCATTTATCTAAACAAGCTTTTTGGTTTTCTTGATGGGTGGAACAACGCGTACAAAGATTCCATTTTGTACGAAGAATTTCGAAAGAAAGTCGAAAAGTATGCTTTGTTCGTAGAGCCACGGATGAACGTGGACAAGGGCAAGCATATCTTAAAAAAACATTTGTTATGATTCATGTGGATAAAACGATAACTAAAGCGAAAAAACAATGACTGATTTTTCAGCACTAAAAAACAACCGAGATTCTGTGTTCAATAAATTGGCACAGGAACTTGAAAAGAAGAACAATACCAACCAAAATGATGACGACCGTTATTGGAAACCAACTGTGGACAAAGCAGGCAATGGATACGCTGTAATTCGATTTTTGCCTGCACAAGGCGAAGACATTCCTTGGGTTCAATTGTATAGTCATGGCTTTCAAGACGTGGGTGGATGGTATATCGAAAATTCATTGACCACACTTGGCAAAAAAGATCCAGTGACCGATATGAATTCCAAATTATGGAACACAGGTGACCCTGAAAAGCAAGCCATTGTCCGTAAACGTAAAAGACGCCTCACATATTTTAGCAATATCTATGTTGTGAGTGATCCTGAAGCACCACAAAATGAAGGCAAAGTGTTCTTGTATCGTTTTGGGAAGCGAATCTTTGACAAAATCAATGACTTGATGTACCCACAATACCCAGATGAAAAGCCTATCAACCCTTTTGATTTATGGGAAGGTGCAAATTTCAAGATGAAAATTGCCAAAAACGATGGGTATCGTGATTATAGCAAATCAAGTTTTGATTCGCCCGAAGCCTTATTTGACGATGACGCCAAGCTTGAAGAGGTGTACAACCAGACACATAGTCTTCAAGAAATCGTTTCGCCAAATAACTTCAAGTCATATGAAGAGCTTGAAGCAAGATTGCATAAAGTCTTAGGCATGGATGGTTCTGAAAACCTAAGCACTGAAAACAAAGAAGCTTTACACGATGAAGTAACCAAAACCCCTGAGCCGTCAAAAACGGTTAGCCAGCCTGACCCACAGCCTACGGTTAGTGCTTCCACAACCGACGATGAAGAAGACGTGATGGATTATTTCAATTCCTTAAAAGAAAGCTAGATCGTAGCTTGTTTTGAATTCCTCACGTCACGTCTAATAACTACGGCATTTGACGAGTTTGTGACGTTTTGGTTTGTGATTGGGGCGATCGTTGTTGCGGTCGCCCCATTTTTTATGGCCATATCTTGAGCTTGTTCTGCCATTGATTGGCTTTGTTGAAACTTTTCACCCATTTGCACTGTACTATTAAGAGTACGTTGTTTGACTTCCATATCGTCAAGCTCAACTGTTGTTGGCTCTACTGTTGGCTGATCAAGAACGGCAAATTGTGATTGGGTGATGACTTCGGTCGTTGATTGAACATCTTGGTCTTGATTTTCACCCCCACCAAAGAATCGGCCAACCAAAGGGATATTTGCTCCAATCTCTTTGATTTTACCAACGGTTGCATCTTTCAATGCGGTGAACAATCGGTTGATTACACCCGAAATAGACTCCAAGGTTTCGGACAAATCAAAGTCCGTGAACGTGTCGACAAAAAAGGTTTTGAGTTTGTTGAATGCACCCATGATTGACTCACCGAGGTTGCCATAAAACGCAAACCCCGCGTCAACAAACTTCGAATACAACTCATTGAAATCAAATTCTGCGAGACGTTCTTGGACGTTTTCAAATCCAAGTTTACCTGCAATCCACCCTACCAAATCTTTGAGTAGATTCAATGGTGTTCCCACAAGGGAAGAAAACAATCCTTCCAATGCACCTTTGACCCCCTCCACAAGACCACCTTCACGGAAGCCCTGAATAAATCCTTTTACCGTATCAATGGTAGCGAGTAACACCGTGATGGGCAAAAAGAATTTGCCAAGTGTTGACCCTAATGCTTTACCCACACGCATAAATTTGCCTGCAATCCCAGCCACTTCGTCTGCCGACCCAAACAAAGGTTTCACAAATTTGTCAAGTTTCTTGAAGGTGTTGCCAATTTTGGTAAACAACTTCCCTATGGGTGACTTTGAAATGTTCTTAAAGATGTCGTCAATAAACGACCCAAGTTTCGACCCTTTGAATTTTGTAACGATATTTGCAAAAAATCCACGTATTGAGCTAAACACATTTGATACTAATTTGCCAATTTTGGAATTTTTGAACGCTTTTATGATTGGGCCAAAGACAAGTTGTAGTTGCTTCTGCACCGATGAAGCAAATCCAGATATGAATGCAGTCGTAAATCCAACCAAGGCCATGAGTGCTGATGACAAATCGAGTTTTTCTTCTTCAACGTCAACGCCTTCGCTCATTGAAATGCCTTCAATGGCTTGAATCATGCGTTCATCACGGCGTTGTTTTTCAGCTTCAACTTCAAGATTAGCTTGTTGCTGCACTTCACGATTGACACTTTGCTGTTCAACTTGCTCTTTTGCAAGATCATTCTGATTTGCAAGTTGTTCTTTTTGTGCTTGGAGCTGATTGACCAACTCAATGTCACCTGATCGTATAGCTTCTAATATCCTTGCATCAAGCTCTTCAACCGTTTCCGTAGATTCAATTTGTGCAGGCACGACTTCCTGAATCATTTGCTCTTGTGAAGAAGGCGTTTCACCCTCAACCTTGGGTGATTCAGTCTCACCTTCAACAACTGAACGAATCGCAGATGTATCGTCTTTTATAGCTTCTAAAATTTCAGACTGATTTTGATTGATTTCAGTCGTTGACTCACGATATTCTTCTGTAGCCGCTTGACGTTCCGCGGCCTTTTGTGCTTGTTTTTCTTGAAGCTCTTGTACACTAAGCTCTTTTCGTAGACGCTCCTTGTTTTCTTCGCTTCGTTGCTTCGCTTCTTTTCGCTGGGTTAAGAAATTTTTGGTATTTAAAACAAAGTCTTTAGTGCCCTGGGTGACAAAACTTGTTAAATTGCGAACTAAAGGACTGTCACCACCAATAGATGAAACCAAAAAGTTTCCTGTTTCTTGAAGCTTACCAACGACAGCGGATGTAACTGCTTTGATGTTGTCGCCAACTTGTCGTGCAAGTTTCTGTCCAAACCCTTCAAGTTGAAGCTCAAGACGTTTATCTGTGGCATCAAGTAGCTCTTGAAGTTTTTTGGTTGACTTTTCATCAATGTCGGCATTATCTTCAACTTGTTGGCGAAACTCGCCAAGAACTTCGCGTAAGTCATTGATGTCTTGATTTGTAGCACCAGGCGTAGATAGAATTTCTTCAGCCTTGTCAAGTGGAGTCGTAGCGATTTCTTCAATTTCGTCTGGTAGGGCTTCTAAAACTGTGCGTAGTTTTTCAATGGTGCCCGTAGCTTCTTCTGCAAGATTGGACTCACGAAATTGTTTGACTAGCTCACCAAATGATTTTTCATTTTCAAATCGTTCAAGCTCGTCGCCTATTTGATTTGCTATTTCTTTGTTAAGATCGTCCACTTGCTAGTTTAGCCTTTGTTTTTGTCGCTCGTTTTCTTCTTCAATCCACTTTTGAAGCATCGCAATGTAGATGTCACGTTCAAATGGGATTAGGTTTTCTATTTCCGTTAATGAATATTTATGGTGTTGCACTAATTGGAACGTGACCGTGTAATAGTTGGCTAGAGAATTGTGCCCTAGCCCTAGACGAAAAAACTTTGAAGCCCCGACAATTTGGTGGTTTCGGTTCGACCACAATTTGGACACGTCACTTCAACTTCTTTTTCAAGGCGTGGCATGGTATCAAAAAAAGTCATGATTTTCTTGAACTGCTCATCTGTAAACGAGTCTAAAAAATCGACTAGTTCTTGGCGACTTTGTTCGGAAGCTGGATAGGTGTTTTCGGTGTCATAGATATAGTCAATCGAGTCCACAATTATGTCAAACATTTCATCTATGCCCATGTCCGTGCTTTGCAATTTATTTACCGAATCAATGGATGGATATTTCAAGGCAATACCCACTTCATTGTTTAGCATATATTTGTCAGTGTGATGTTCATTTTCGACTACCTGTACATCGTTTAAATCAACCGTCAATGGCACTTGCTTTGGACATTCCGGACTTTCACACTTAATTTTGGCAGTCAATTCGATTTCATTACCAATAGACTTAGCGCGTAAATTTAAAAAGATGTATTCCAAGTCAAACAATGTGAGCTTTGATACGTCTACTGTGTCGTTGGTGCAATTGGAAATAATTTGCTTGAGTGCTTTTACGATTTCCGTTTGGTCATTACCCTCCATTGCCATAAGCAATATCTTTTCTTCACTTACCAAGAATGGTCTATATTGCACTTCTTGACTGTTAGAAGGTATGGTTAGAGTATGTGTTGGGGATTTTAAATTAGGTAAGGGCATAATCAATTAGTTTAATAATGAATTTGTCGTGGCAGTAAGTGTTGAAGCCACCGATGAAAGTGATGTCCTGCCTTCAGCCAAGCCTTTGGTGAAATATGCAATACGCTTGATTTCAGTGGGTTGTACGACTTCCATGTCGTAATATTTATATGCAAAGGTGACACTTAGGCGCATGACATCATTGCTTTGAGACCAATCAAGAGGCATTGACGCCACAGCAGTTGGAAGCACTTCATAGAACGTGACTTTGAATCGTTCTTCTCCGTCCGGATCGAAGTAGTAAATTTCAAGTCTTGAGATAATATCTTCATACCACGAAATAGCATTTTCTTTCAAAACTTTGGCCGCACTACCACCACCATTTTGAAGTCCAAGTCGATCAAGCACCGTGCCTGAAGCAGAATTAAGTGCATCTTGAAGTGCGCCGTCTTTTCCACCTGCTCCAATGTCGTAGTGAGAAAGGATAGAATTTTGCCAAATTTCGAAAAAATATCGCTCCATTTGTGCGGACCTCACATATAGTGATATGCTCAAGTCTTCATATAGCACATCATAAGGTATCTTTCGAAGTGGTCCATAGTTTTGCGTGATGTCGTTTGTGCTTATGGTCTTGCCGGGAATGGTCGCCGTGCTTGCTAAAAATTCAAAGTCACGGGGCACTTCAAGTCTTGCCCTTTCAGCATAGTCAGTATCCAAGGGAATTCGCTTCCCAAACAAATTAGCCGCGTTGTCGACAGCATATAAAAGCCGTGAAGCATTGTCGACACTTAGCAAGGTTTTTGGTGGGTAGATTCTAACATAGAAATTAGCCGAGCCTGCAAGACCACCAAGGGCAGAAATTTGCGATCGAAATTTTTCAACATTGAATTGACTTCGCCCAGAAAGTGCAGCTTTGATTAACCTACTCATCGTATTTTTTTGCGACTGTCAGCCCATACTTTACGAGCACTAGCCTTCTTGAATTTTTCTACCGGTAAGAACATGGCTATATCCCATTCAGAAGAAAAGACTTCTATGATTTTACCCCCAACTCTATTTGCGATATAGCGTTTCAAAGTTGGTCTAAATTCTTTGAATTGAGACATGGTGTTGAGCATATTGTACGTGATACGAAAAGCTGTAGCCCGATCATATCGAGTGTCCGACACAACGCCATATAGTGCATCCAATAATATTGCCCTTTCTTTCAAAGGCAGATAATGAAGATTTAGCCCATACCAGCCGTCTTTTGTATAGTCTACAATGATGGTGCATGGAAAAATATCATAGTAAGGCAATACTTTATCGTCATTCTTAAACTTTGGGTCGTAGTTGTAAAAATACATTTTACCAATTTGAGGCCTACCCTTGACCCGATCAATTTCAGCTTTTTGTATATCGCCAGGCGTGGTTGTACGACTCCTGCGTGCACGACTTCTAAACCACTCACGTGCTTGTTGGGTGCGAGCAGGTATTTGCCCAGCATTGATACCTTGAATAAGGATTCTGTCGAAAACTTTTATGGCCATATCGTTATTTAGTGAAACCTAATTCATGTTCTGTCAAAATGTGAAACGTCCATTTACGATCGGCACAAAATTCTTTAGCAGACTTCCATTTGGCTTCGTTGACTGAATAGGTTTGAGCTTCACGCAAAAACGCAATAGTGGGTTTGCCCCTTTTTGTGAGTTTCTTTTTTGGGGGCTTTGTTTGCTTGGCTGGTTTGATTTCGATTAGCCTTGTCTCAACCTTACCATCCTTGTTTCGATACTTTATCAAGAAGTCAGGATAGTATCTATGAATTTTTCCATCAACCGGTGACTTGTATGGTATAGCTATTTCTTCACTTGCCCATACAAGAATTTGATCATGATTATCACAATACTTCATAAATCTTTTTTCCCACAAACTTCTATAAATAATACGTGTAGTGTCGCCACGATATTTTTCAGGATTTTGTGGTGTAAATAAACCTTTATACGCCATAAATGGGCTTCAAAATTAAAGACTTAAAAAAGAGCGTTAAAAACACGTTGTCCACTGCAGGACAAAACGCTTTCGATTCTGCCCGTTCAAGAATCAAAAACGCCTTGAATATTGATGGACTTGTAAACACTGACGAGTTTTTACAGTCGTCGGCTGTTAGAGAATTCCCATTTGGTATTTATTCAGATGGCGTGGCAATTGGATTCACCGCTATACGTACAACACCTGCTGGATTTTTTGAACCTAGTAGTCAGCGAGAAATAACCACGATCTATTTGCCTGTGCCACCAGCCTTTGTACGATCAACTCAAGCGAGTTATGGTGCTCAAGAGCTAGGACCAATTTCACAATCTCTTGGGAATCAGCTTGGAAATTTTTTGGGTGGTGGCGATGTAGACTTACAAGAAGTTCAAAGTGCGGTAGGAAGTCAAGTCAAAAAGAATTTGATCCAAGCAGGGGCTTCGCTTACAGGAATCAATGTCTTTGGCCAACTTCAAAAAACAAGTGGTGTTGCACTTAATCCAAATGAAAGTGTGTTATTTGAAAAAATTTCATTCCGGACATATCAGTTTACCTATAAGTTCATGCCAAGAAACAAGAAGGAATCCGAAATGCTTCATAACATCATAAAGGTTTTTGAAATTACAATGTTACCGGATGTTTCCGCAGAAGGGGCGGGCTTTTTGACCGTGCCAGATCATTACAAACTTAGTTTTACACCCGATATTGAGTCATTTATGCCAAGTTTTTTGCCATGTGTATTGACTGACATGAGCGTCACGTACAACGAAAACAAATCCATTTTTCACGAAGATGGTTCGCCAAATGAAGTTAGCCTTTCACTCACATTCCAAGAGACGGAGCTACTTACACGAAGTGAAGCGTCAAGAAAATATGGCGTGAACACTTCACAATTCACACCGCAATAGTATGGCAGGTTCAAACTATTTTTCAAATTTTGATCAGATTCGGGTCAATGGAAAATTGGCTACCAACATCTTACGACGCGTTAAGTTTGTTGACCAAAACCAAAAAGACAATCGCATTTTCTATGATTATACGGTAGCAGACGGCGATCGACCAGACATCTTAGCTCACAAATATTATGGGGACTCAAAATATGATTGGGTCATTTTGTTGTTCAACAATATCTACGACCCTGCAACTCAATGGGTTTTATCTTCGAATGAATTTGAAAAATACATTGAGCAAAAGTATGGTTCTTTGACTACGGCTCAAACAACCACTCACCACCTTGAAAATGCAGGCGGCTTTACCATTGACCAAACAACATACGACTCACTACCAAGCGGAAGCCGTTCTATTGTGACGGTTTTTGAGCACGAAAACAGATTAAATGAAGCCAAGCGTACAATCAAAATTTTGGATAGCGCTTACTTACTTCAAATTTTGCGTGAGTTAAAAGATGCAATCGTCTAGTAACGATTTTAAGGGTAAAGTTTCGGTCAACAGCATTTTGTTGACCAATGGCAAGGGCGATAAGGTTGTAGACTTATCAAAGTCTTATGCAGAAATCAACATCTTTGAAGATATTTTTAGCCCTTTCATGACCGGTAATATCTTGCTACTTGACTCACTCAATCTTGTGCAAGAGCTACCTATTGTAGGGGAAGAACTCATTGAAATTGACTTTTCAACTATTGGAGACACTGAAGATACGTTTCGTCGACAGTTTCAAATTCAAAGCCTTGAAAATCGAAAAATAGAAGGGGAACAGTCGGAATCTTTTGTCTTGCAATTCATATCAACAGGTTACTATGATGCTATTTCCACTGTGATTTCAAAGTCGTACCAGAATGAAAAATTAGACTCAATCGTACAAAAAGTGGTTGGCGAAGTGACGCAAATGGCTTCCCTAGGGGTGAATGTTGATGACACATTTGACACACAAAATTTCATCATTCCACGACTCAATGCTATTCGAGCTATAGAGCTTCTACGCAAAAGAACACTCAACACAAATCAAGTTAGTGATTTTGTGTTTTTTGAAACGCGTGAGCAGTTTGAATTTCGGTCGCTGTCAAAACTATTTGAGCAAGATTTTACCAAGCCCCTATACTATTTGCCAAACACGGGCATTTCATTCAAAAATTACCCAAAGGACTTAGGCATTTCTTCTGAATTTGATTTTGTTGTAAAATCCGAGCAAATCAAAACGCAAATTGATAATGGACAGAATATTGTGGATGGTATGTATGGCAATCGACTAATTTCATTCGATCCAATTAAGAAGCTTTACACCGAAACCGATCATAATCTTTCGTCCAACCGCGATTCGTTTGGTCGCCTAGATCGTGGAAATTTTTTCACCAATGATTTCGCAAGTCAATTTGGCGAAAGACCTTCGACCAAAACCATGCTTCATGTCACGGGATCAAACGATAATGTGGAAAAGTGGCTACCAAGCAAGGCTGTGCAACGACGATTGATTAACAACATACGAGTTGAAGTCACCCTTGATGGTATTCTGTCATTTACTGCGGGTGAAACAACCTATTATGCAAGACGCAATGCGAATCCACTAGTAAAAAATGTAGATTCTGCTTTTGATAAGTTTATGGAAGGCAAGTATTTAGTTTCAGCAGTTAAACATTCTATAACCCCAGAGTCATTCCTTACAGATTTGGAATTGCTTAGGGATTCATTCAAAGAGCAACCATAATGGTATTTTTTGAAGAAGGAAAATTTTATTGGTTTTATGGGGTCGTTGAAGACCGCAATGATCCGGAACAACTTGGTCGTGTCAAGGTTAGGATTTTAGGTGTGCATGACAAGAACAAAGATTTTATCCCAACCGAAGATTTGCCTTGGGCTATCAACTTAGCACCAAGTCAAGCAGATTTCAAAGTAAAGCCACCAATTGAAGGATCGTGGGTGTTTGGATATTTTCTTGATGGGGAGCATGCACAAAGACCCGCTATTTTTTGCGTTGTGCCTGGCATACCCGAAGAAACTATTGATTCGACAGTTGGATTTTATGACCCTGCTCAAAATTTGGCCGACCGACCAAAATCTATTGAGTCTATAACAATCAACACAGATGGCACTGGCTCATCATTCACGACCAAAATAGCAGAAGCTTTCCCGTCAAGACTAACCGAGCCCGACACTTCAAGATTAGCACGAAACTCCAACATTGATTTGACGATTGTCCAAACAAAACGTGACAACACCATAGCCGAAGTCACCTTACCCGGTGAAAATCCCGGTGAAACTGGTGAGTCGTGGGCAGAGCCTAATACCCCATACGATTCCGTCTACCCATACAATTCCGTTGTGGAAAGTGAAAGTGGTCATGTCATTGAGCTTGACGATACCCCCAACGCAGAGCGTATTCATGAGTACCATAGGGCAGGCACATTTTATGAAGTACATCCCGATGGCTCGAAAGTATCAAAGACGGTCAATGATCAGTATGAGCTTGTCATCAAAGATAAATATGTCGCCACTTATGGGGAAACCAAGACGTTTCATCAAGGCACCGAAAATCATTTACACGCCAATGATGTCACAGACCAAATTCAATCCAATGAGCTGTCCATTGTCGATGTCAATGCAGTCAAACGAGTTGCGGAAAACTATGGAATTCAAGCTACCCAGACATCTATTGCCGGTGACGTCCATTTGGGGGCAGATGAAGTCGGAGCAGATGGCTCACCTACGTCTCCCAATGAAGAGCCGGTGGTGTTGGGTGATAAATTGGTGGCGTTGCTTGAAGGAATGATAAAGTGGCTTAATGGCCATACACATGCAACGCCAACCGGTCCAAGTGGACCAGGCCAAGCACCGCCAATTCCAAATGCACAAACCGGTCACCCCGGTAGTCTTGATACCGATCCAACAATTCCCAACATTGGCGATTTGCAAAAATTACTTTCTGAAATTGTAAAAACCCAATAATGTCTTTGCTCCCAGACCCACCTGCTGGCCTATATTTTAGTGACATGGTAGACTCGTGGGTGCAAACAGCTTCAGGAATCTTAGAAGAACCTTACCTTGGCTTTGAGTCCGCAGCCGATGGGGCAAGTGCTTTATTGACCGCCTATGATACGTCCATACGTGGTGGTCAAGATCCAGTAGGCAATCCTGTGACTTCAGCCGATATTCCAACGGCCACAGAACTTGCGACCGAAGCGTTTGGTGGATCAGGTTTCAATACCCTTATTGAATTTCAAAATGGGTTGAACGCAACTTTTCAGGCGTATTGGGCAACTGCGACCATTGGTGCGCTTGTTCCATTCCCACCAATTGTTACAATGGTGTCAAATGTGATAACGTTTGTGCCCCCAATCGTTTTTACTATACCCTATAATCCGCTTAGTCCACCATACCCATCGGTGAGTTTTTGGATAAATACTTTATCCGTGCTTTTGACTACTCAAGCCCAAGGAATCCAAGGATTGGCTACCGGACTTACAAGTGGTGGTGCTACAGTGTCAATTCCATGGACAAGTTATACGCCTAGTAACTAAATAATTTATATGCCTAACCCGTCAAATGTCATTTTTAGCGATTTTGGTGCTTCGTTAACCAAACACCCGGTAACTGCGGACATTCCACGCCTTACGAATGTGGATGCTATCAAGCGATCGGTTCGCAATTTGATACTAACTCGTAGGTTTGAGCGACCTTTTGAGCCAGACATTTCTTCAAGGGTGACAAATATGTTGTTTGAGCCTTTGTCAGCGGTCACAGAGCTAGGCATACAACAAGAAATTTCAAATGTTCTAGCTACAAGTGAGCCAAGAATTGTCGTGGATGACATTCAGGCAAATATCAATAGTCAAAGAGATGGCTACGATGTAGGTATCATTTTTAGCATTGTCAATAGCTTTGAGCGTATAAAAATCGACTTATTCCTAGAAAGATTACAATAATATGTCCGCAAACACTTTGCTTGAAGTAGCCAACGCTGACTTTGATTCAATAAAATCAAGCCTTAAAGACTTTTTACGTTCACAATCTCAATTTGAGGACTATGATTTTGAAGGCTCAAACTTATCGGTGCTTATTGACCTTTTGGCCTATAACACGTATTACAATGCGTTTTACACTAATATGGTATCCACCGAAATGTTTTTGGAAACTGCACAATTTCGAAATTCTGTGGTTTCAAGAGCTAAACAAATTGGGTTTACCCCAACATCGGTGCGTGGGGCAACTGCACAGATAGCTATGTCTGTCACAACTGACGATGACATTGTGAACATAACTGTGCCAAAATTTACAAAATTTTCATCGGTTATTGATTCTGTGACCTATGACTTTGTAAATACAAGTGCTGTCACGCTTAGCCCTTCTACTGGCAATGCTGAAGTGTTTACCGCCAACGCTATAAGCCTTGTCCAAGGCACACCTTTTACTCACGAATTTATTGCCACGGGTGATGCTCCCGAGTCATTCACGATTCCAAATGCCAATGTGGACACTAGCACGATAAGCGTGACCGTCTTTGAAAATCAAAACAGTAGTGAAAATGAAGTTTATGTCTTGTCGGATTCAGTGATTGAAGCAGATTCAAGTTCAAAAATTTACTATTTAGAAGAAAGTGAAGATGAAAAATTCAAGCTTGTTTTTGGTGATGGGATATTAGGGCAAAGCCTTGATTTAGGCAATCGAGTTGTGATCAATTACGTGGTTTCACAAGGCAATGATGCCTTTAAAGCCAATACTTTTTCCTTGGAAGACTCCATTGGCTTTGCAAATGTTTCCATAACCACAGAATCAAGTGCAAGTGGCGGAAGTGATTTGATGGACGTGGAATCGATCAAATTTCTTGCACCCAAAATTTTCCAATCTCAAAATCGTCTTGTAACCGCTAGGGATTATGCGGCAGAAGTAACGCGGAGCTTTCCATCTTTTGATTCTGTCAAGGCGTGGGGTGGAGAAGAAAATGACCCACAAATTTTTGGAAAAGTCTTTGTATCCATCAAGCCTGCCGAGGGTACAACGCTGACCAATGCCCTCAAGACAAACATTATCAACACGGTACTGCAACCAAAAAGTATTGTTTCTATAAGCCCCGAAATCGTTGATCCCGAGTTTATCTATATCATACCACGTATAGAAGCAGTGTATAACCCAGATGTAACCACAAAAAGTCGACCAGACATAAGTGCGCTAGTTTTAGCAACAATCCAAAATTTTTCGAATAGTACACTTGAGCAATTTGACGCGTTTTTTAGGTATTCACAGGTGTTGAGATTGATTGACGACACAGACGTGTCTATTACCAATTCAAATTTGGAAATTTTGCTTAAACGTCTGATTACGCCACAGTTCGGCACTGCTCAACAAATAGAAGTTCCATTTTTCAACGCAATCTACCATCCATTTTCAACGTATGATGGTGCAGTCACCTCAACACAATTTACATTCAATGGATTTAGTGATTGCTTTTTTGACGATAACAATGGAACACTAAGAATCGTGCGTCGACCCGTCACCGAAAAAGTTGTCGTCAAAGACAATTCAGGTACAGTAGATTATGATAATGGAAAAATTGTGATTACTGATTTTACTATAAGTGCATTTGCAGGTTCTAACTTAGAAATAACCGTTGAACCCCGTGCAAATGATGTGGTAAGTCAGCGAAATTACATTTTGCAAATTTTGGATGCTGACATTGATATAACATTGCTCGAAGAAGGTCAAGTTCAAATTGGGGCTATAGCAGGAACAATCTAACATGGCTTTTGACGATCGCTTTTTATCGGCACTCATTCAGCAACAGATCCCAGAAGTCCTTGCAACGGAAAATCCTACCTTTGTTGCCTTCTTAAAAGCATATTATGAGTTTTTAGAGCAATCAGGCCAAGCGACTAATGCTTCAAGAAATTTGCTCAATTTCAATGATCTTGACAATACCACACAAGATATACTCAAATACATTGAAAGTGAAATAGCCGAAGGCATTCCAGAGCAGACCGAAGCTAACCAACGATTGTTGCTCAAAAACTTACGTGAGCTTTACCAAGCCAAGTCTACAGAAGAAGCGTTCAAATTTATTTTCAAAGCCCTCTTCAATGAAGACATTGAAATTATTACCCCAAGTGATAACATCTTACGTGTATCCGATGGTCGTTGGACTGTAGATACTGTGATGAGGGTACAAGCACCCGATAATATCTTTGATGCTGTGGGTCAACAAATTCGTGGGTTACAATCAAATTCGACAGCGTTTATCAATGGTGTTACCCGTGAACGCGTTACATCTATTGAAGTGAGCAATTTGTTTTTGAATGACGTTTCAGGAACATTTTTTGATACCGAAATTGTACGGGGCTCTTTTGCAAATGGCTCGGTGTTCAACCTTAACCCCTTTTCCATTGTCACTAGTGTAAATGTGGATAGTCCGGGTAGTGGCTATTCTGTGGGTGATACAGTCACAATAGCCGATGCTTCGGGTCAAGGTGCTCTTGCAAGTGTCAAGTCTATTGATGACAATACTGGAATCAAGAAAGTTTTGAGTAGCGATCAAGTCATTCAAGATTCAAATTTTTATCAAATTTTTAGTTATGTCATTCGCTCAGGTATTGTAACCTCACGTTACCGGGACGTGGTAAGAAAAATCTTACAACCTGCAGGGATTGCCCAATTTGGACAAGTGCTTATCAATGTTGTTTTGCAAACAGAGTTTGATAAAATTGGCAACACACTTGTAACCCAATTTTACACCACAGGGCTTGATGTACAAATTGACAAATTGCGTGAGCACATCCTCATTCTTGAGTCCACAGAAGAGTTGCCCTTTGACTTGGAAGCCACAAGAAGTGCTTTCCTTAATGAGCTCACCGTTTTCCCTTCACCAGAGCCATTCAATACCTTAGACTTTACATTTGAAGAAGAAGATTTAGAGCTATCAATAGCACGTATAGATGAGCTAAGAGCAGGGACGTTTGTAGACCTTGGTGATTTATCGATAAGCGATTTGAGTGACTATAACCTTTACAATTTTACTGTAGCCACAGGGCTTCAAGGGGCGGCCGTTTCAAGTAACGCTGAAATTTTCGCTGGTACGTCTAATGTAGCCGAAGCCACCGCTAGTTCACGAACCTATCTATAATATCTTACTAAATACAAACATAAATACTGATACAGATTCCAATTTCTTAAAAAACTATGGCCGCAATCATTACCAATAAGTTTCGAATTCACAATGCCAAGCAGTTCTTAGAAGCATTTTCCGAAGCTGAAAACACCAACATGTATTTGTTCATAGGACGTGTTAGTGAATTCGTCGATGACACAAATCCACCAGTACCAACCGACACTTTTTCAACGACCGAATTTTCTCATTGGCGTGATATGATCGCGGCCAAAAAGGTAGCCACAGCTGATGTTTCTCATGTGATACCCCGTGTCGATTGGACAAGTGGTACTGCTTATACCCAATATGATAATGAAGCCACAAATTTGTTTGCAAATGAGTTCTATGTGATGAACTCCAACTTTTTTGTCTACAAGGTGATGTTCAACAATGATGGGGCAAATTCAACTGTTGAGCCAAGTGGCACATCTACTTCGGTTTTTGAAACTGCGGATGGCTACAAATGGAAATTTATGTACGAAATTTCAGGTGCTAAGGCGTTGAAATTTATTACACCAACTCACATACCCGTTCAAACATTGCCCACAGATGACGGTTCGTTTCAGTTCGACGTACAACAATCCGCCGTAGATGGTGGTATTGATATTATTTTGGTCACAGCCGCGGGTTCAGACTTCAACCAATATGCCAATGCGACCGTAGATTCGGTGGTCAATTCAACGGCCTTTACAATCAACACTTCATCTAGTGGTGCTAACACGTCAAATGCCTTTTTCCAAGGGGCAAGTGTTTATGTCGATGGTGGCACAGGAATTGGTCAGCAATCGGTAGTCAACACCTATTCTGTGACCGGTACGTCAGCAACCATTATTACAAATGACGCCTTTTCTACTTCACTAATTGGTGGCGACTCAACGGTGTATCTTTCTCCAAGGGTTGATATAACCACTGGATCGGATGGAGCAGGCGCTGTGGCTTATGCAGTGGTCAATGCAAGTGCCAATAATATTGAAACGATTGAAGTTTCAAATGTTGGTGCTGACTATACAAGAGCAACAGTGACTATAACTACAGAATCCGAAGCCACTGCTGTTGGAGTCACAGGAAGTGGTGCAACAGCACGTGCTATTATTGGACCAAAAGGCGGTCATGGTAACGATCCTGTCGATGAGTTAGGTGGTTTCCGTGTTATGATGAATACGCGATTGGAGAATAGCGAATCCAATAATTTTACAATTAGCAACGATTTCCGGAAAATTGGGTTACTAAAAGACCCAAATTTTGCAAATGGTGATATTGCTACTGTGTCACTAGCCGATCAAGCTATCAAACTTACCGTGGCCAACACCTCATCTGCATTTGAAATTGATGAGACGATTACAGGTGGAACATCCGGTGCAACCGCAACTGTTGTTGACATGAACAACACGACAGGTGTGCTACGAGTCATCAACTCTAATGGAACATTCCAAAACACCGAAACGATTACTGGTGGCACATCTACTGTGGCTGATGTGATCAATGGCATTGAGGATGGTGACTTAGAAGTTGATTCAGGCGAAGTCCTTTATATTGAAAATCGTCAGCCAATTGCACGTGCTAACGACCAAATTGAGGACATAAAAATAACGATTACATTTTAATAGCACATAGCATGTTTGCTGATGGCACTTGAAACAAATTTTAACACCAATCCATACTTTGACGACTACAACGAAGAAAAGAATTTTCTAAGAGTTCTTTTTAGACCTTCGTTCGCAGTTCAAGCAAGAGAGCTCACACAACTTCAAACGATTCTTCAGAATCAAATTGAACGCTTTGGGCTTCACGTCTTTGAAGATGGCTCACCCGTGTTGGGTGGACAGCTCACCCTAGACTTGAATGCAACATTTATCAAGCTTGAAAATCAACATGTTGGCATTGACATAGATGTTGATAATTTTGATGGTAAAAAAGTTACAGGGCAAACTTCTGGGGCGATTGCCAAAGTCATCAAAGTATTTTCAACCGATGGTACTGATCCAAACACACTTTTTGTCAAAAGCGTCAATGGGCTAGATTTTGCCGCAGGTGAAGTCATTCAAACCGACGATAGCACACCCTTTGAAGCGACCATTCAAAGTGGTGCAGGTAAAATTGGACTAGGTTCTCTTGCTAGTATTGATGAAGGTGTATTTTTTATCAATGGCTTTTTTGCACGTTGTGATTCCCAGACTATTATTTTAGACAAATACACATCAAGTCCAACTTACCGTCTTGGCTTGGTAATCAATGAAGATATTATTGATGAAGATGACGACACTAGTCTGCTCGATCCTGCCAATGGCTCGTTTAATTTTGCCGCACCCGGTGCTTATCGGTTCAAAATTTCACTAACACTTACAGCCATAGAATTGGTTGACGATGCAACCGATGACTTAGATCAGTTTTTAGAGCTCACTCGTGTTGAAAATGGGGTACTTCAAAGTTATACCTCACGACCCCTTTATAGTGAACTAGGCGTTGAATTAGCACGACGCACTTTTGAGGAAAGTGGAAACTATACCACAAGACCTTTCAATATTGACATTGCTGAAAATAGCTCCAACACAGAACAACTTACCGTTTCCCTAGATTCAGGTAAAGCCTATGTTCTTGGCTATGAGTATGAGTCTGTGGGTACAGACACGGTAACGGTCGATAAAGCACGTGATACACGATCGGTTGAAAATCAGCAAATTTCCGTTCGGTTTGGAAATTATGTGTTGGCCTCAAATCTTGATGGTCTTTTTGATACAACGACCCAAGAAACTGTCGATCTACATTCTGTGTTGAGCACAGACCTTGACTTGACGTCTAATGCAACCTTAGAAAGTACGCGTATTGGTACGGGTAAACCTATTTCTTACAGAAGAGAAAGCTCGGACGTATTCCGAATTTACTTTCGCGACCTAACATTTGAAACGCTCACCGATAACGTTGCTACTGCAACTACCAACACGATTACATTTGCAAATACTGCCTTATCGTCTAGTGTGGATGACGCATATAATGGCATGCTTTTGGAAGTTGAAGGTCGCAAGTATGTCATTTCAGATTACACACAGTCAAATTCAACGATTGAAATTTCCTCATCGTTTACTGCAGTGCCAACAGGTGGGTCACCATTTTCTATCTTTCCACAAAAGGAGCACGTTGAGTCAATCATAACAAAATCCAATGGTGCACCTCCAACCATAACCGAAAGTGCGGATGTAGATTTGACGTCACATGTCAATTCTGTGGCCACAGCCAACACTCTATTTTTTGAAACGAGTCTAAACAGGCTAACTTTTCCACTTCCCGATTCTTTTGTAAGCACCTTACGTGAAAGCAGTGCTAATATTGAGTACAAGTATCGTCGCCAAGTTTCAGCAACATTTTCAAATGGTGCGGCAACAATTACATCAACGACAGATGAAATTTATCCTGGCACTGGCTCCGGCCTTTCTTCCGATGACATCAATCAATTTATTGTTTCGGTATCCGATAGCACAGGTTCAGGTCGTACAAATGGAGATATTGTCACGATTGCAAGTGCTAACTTGAGTGTAGACTCAACTGTCTTGACACTTGAAACTGGTAACACTGCGGAATCATTTACCGCAGATGTCATAGCACTATTCCAAGCAGAAAATGCGACTGAAAGAGCCAAGACACTAGTTTTTGGATCTATACCAAACGAAACTGACCATGCCAATACTTCTAATGGCCATCTTGTCACCACAAGTGAATTGAATAGACTTATCGCTGGACAGAAAATTTTGGCTAACCCAAACAAGGTTGCTGGGCAAAGTGATTCACTAGACGTTGCTGATGTGTTTAGAATTGTCAAAATCATTGATACTGGCAAAGATGCTACTCTTGATTTTGACGCGGCCAATACGGCTACCTATAACAATATTACATATAGCGTTTATAGCAATAGCACACTTGATGTAACAAGTAATTACAAGTTTAACAATGGTCAGAAAGATTACATTTACGATCATGCTACAATCAATTTGATTGCTGGTCGTGAAATTCCAGAAGGTGAGCTTATTGTTTACTTTGATTATTTTGAGCCTGGTACTATTGGTCCAGATCAAGGGTTTTTCTCGGTTGATTCGTATAGCTCCATTGACTATGCAGACATTCCGGACTTCAAGTCGCCTTCAACGGGTGAAACCATTCGCCTAAGTGATGTGGTAGACTTCCGACCTGTGCGCGACAAGAATACAACAACATTTGATGGTGGTCTTAGACTGCCCGATCCAAATTTCACGCTTAGTGTTGATTTTGCATATTTCCTTGCACGTATAGACAAAATTGTTCTTACAAGAGACCGTGAATTCAAAGTTCTTCGTGGTGTGTCACAAGAATTTCCTGCTCCTCCCCTTGATTTGGAATCGTCGATGACTCTTTATGTGTTGACGTTGCCACCATACACGGAAACCACCGATGATGTTGATATTGAGTATATTGACAATCGTCGATTTACTATGAGTGATATTGGTGATATGGAAAAAAGAGTTCGTGCTCTTGAAACCTATGCTATCATGTCACGACTTGAGCGTGAAACGCTAGACACCGTAGTCTTTGACGATTTTGGTATCGAAAAATTCATCAATGGTGCGATGGTTGATAATTTCACTGGCCATTCGGTAGGTGATGTTGAAAACTTAGACTACAACGTTGCTATTGATTTTCAGCAACACCAAATGCAAGCTCCATTTACCTCGAATTCGGTGCAATTAAAAGTTGATACCACAAATTCAAGTGGGGTGGCTATTTCAAATTCGGGGGTGATTACTCTTTCTTTTAGTAATACCTCTTTTGTTTCGCAAGGCCTTGCAAGTAAGCCAATCAATGTAAATCCTTACAATGTCACGAACTTTAATGGGGGTATAAATCTTGACCCAGAACGTGATGTTTGGTTTGAGCAAGACACAAGACCCACGGTCACCGTCAATTTGACCGGTGATAATGATGCTTGGCAACAAATCGGTCGAGTAACAGAAGATGTTAGACAAAATGGATTTGGTACTGAATGGAACGACTGGCAAACGCGTTGGACGGGTGCCCCACAAACCTCTACAAGAGTTGTTGATACTGATGTCAATCGACAGCGGAATGGTCGCCGACTTACCACAACGACCACAACAACACGTGAAAGTGTAACAACACGCGAAGGTATTTCTTTTAGGACAGGCACAGTTCGAACTTTTGGGGTCAATACCATTCGACGTGATTTGGGTCGAAGACTCGTTGATGTGTCCGTGATTCCATTTATTAGAGCTAGAACTGTCAATTTTACAGCCACAAATCTAAAACCAAATACCAACCATTTTTCATTTTTCGATGGAACAAGTGTTGATGAATTTGTTACTCCAACAGGCGGTTCACTTGGTGACCAATTAACTTCAAATTCAAGTGGTGGGGTTTCTGGAACATTTGCCATTCCTGCTGGGCAGTTTAGAACAGGCGAACGACAAATGCGTATTGTTGATCGATCCGATAACAATCTTACATTTTCCACGTCCAAGGCCGAAGGCACTTACTTAGCACAAGGGAATCGCCAAACGTTTGAAAATCAAGTTGCGGTCATAAGACAGCCCATTGTTCGTACAAGAACTGTCACAGAGTCAAGGCCGGTCAATTCTGTGATAAATCGCGAGCAAACAACCTCGCAAACACAATCCGTGCAGTGGATTGATCCACTTGCACAAAGCTTTTTGGTAAATTCTCAAATTTATCCAAATGGGCTATTTTTGACGGATGTGGATTTATTTTTCCAATCAAAAGACGAAAACTTACCCGTCTTTATCCAAATACGACCAAACGTAAATGGGTATCCATCGTCATCGCAAATTCTTCCTGGAAGTGAAGTTTTCAAAGATGCGGCAGATGTCAATATTAGTGAAACGCCGTCCATAAGCAACACAGCGACATCAACAAACTTTGCTTTTGAGCACCCACTTTATCTTGCACCCGGCGAGTATTCACTTGTGGTACTGTCAAACTCAAATGAATATAGAACGTATGTTGGAGAGTTAGGTGCTGAAGTCATAGGCGGTGGAAATCGCGTTGTTGAAAACCCTTATGCAGGGGTATTGTTCAAATCGCAAAACGCTTCAACATGGACAGCTGTTCAAGAAGAAGATCTTATGTTTGTGTTGAGGAAAGCTGTTTTTGATACCACAGGAACACTACAAATTGGTGCGGCCAATACCACACTAGGTGGTGATATAGTTCAAAATAGTTTTGATTTTAACGTGCTCCAAGTCACGTCTGATCAATTGCTTACAACGCCAACCACGGCAGATTTTACGTACTCATATTTTAGGGCAAGTGATAGTAGTCAAACACCAAATACCGCTCTTATTTTAGACGATAATGTCTTTTTGAGATCGCGTGGTACTATAAGAAATGGCGACAATGCATATTTCCAATTGTCAGCCACGTTGGCCACAGAAAGTACAGATGTATCTCCTGTATTAGATGAACAAGCATTTAGTCTAATTACGGTTACTAACCAAATCAACAATGGTGAATTTTTTGCTAACAATCTAACTATTATTGAAGGTGGATCAGGGTACGCTAATACAGATACTTTGACCATTTCAGATGGCAATGGTTCGGGGGCAAATGTATTTGTAGTCACAGACGATTCAGGCGTGATTACAGGATTTAATGTTGCAAATACTGGTACAGGATACATAGAAACGCCCACGGTTACCATCAACACTTCGACAGGTTCAAGTGGCAACGTGGAAGCTATTGGAGAAACATCGTCGGAAGGTGGGAATGCAGTCGCTCGGTATATTACTAGACGCATGACCCTTACAAGGGGATTTGATGCCAACGATGTTCAAGTTAGATTCACTGCATATCGACCAAGTGACGCCGAAATTGACGTATATTTCAAAGTCATAAGTATTAACGATGCCGACGATTTTGACAATAAAACGTATACGAGAATGGAGCTAACCGCGGAAACCGATGTCGATAGTGAAAATCTTAATGATTTTAGAGAATACATCTATGTTCCAACGATTAGCCCAATAACTTATACAAACGCAAACGGTGTCGAATTTGCCGACTTCCACACAATTGCTATCAAAGTGGTATTACGTTCAACAGGCAGATGCTATTATAGAACCCCACGAATTCGAGACCTTAAAGTCCTTGCTCTTGCACCATGACAAATGAAACAGTTGAATTAGAAAACAATGATAGTTATGTTCGAGATGTGCATTCAAAAGCATTACTTGCGAATGACTTTTCAGCATATAAATCGTATCTTGCAAAGAAACGCCAAGCCAAAAAAGTTGAGCAACTTCAAGCTGAATTTCAAGAAGTTAAGAAAAAAGTTGGCGAAATTGAGCTTGTGAAAAATGACTTGTGCGAAATAAAATCTTTGCTAAAAGACTTACTAAATAAGTGTAATTACACCTAGTCATTACATTGATTGATTGACTGATTAACTCTTAATTATTGTACAATATGGTTACAAAAACCTTCATGATAAATGGCGGAGCAGGGCGTGTGCTTACCGCCCTACCAGCACTTGAGAAATACGCCAAATTACATCCCGACGAAGACTTTCGAGTTGTTGTTCATGGCTTTGAGTCTTTCTTCTTTGGCTCAAAAGCCCTTACCAAAAGAACATTTTCAGCGAATCAAAAAGGATTGTTTGATGAAATCAAAGACTCGGTAATCATACAGCCAGAGCCATACTATAATAACAACTATATCAATCAACGTATTTCATTGGCCGAAGCTTTTGACGAAATAATCAACGGGACTGAAGATCATTCAGACTTGTTGAAGCCAAATTTAAACTTGACTTCACCAGAGCGGAACATGGCACGTCAAGTTGTGGGTGATGTCAAAAATCAACAGAAAAAGAATAAGACCGTTGTCATTCAACCTTTTGGTTCGTCATTCAAAGTGGATCAAAGTATGCCCGAAGGTATGGATGAATCGTCGCGTTCACTCACAGCCAAAAATTATCTATACCTTGTGGGTAAATTGGCCAAAAAGTATAACATGATTTACATGGGTGAAGTGCAACTTGATCAGGATCAGTCTTGTTTTAAGCCACGTATTGACCAACGGGGTTGGGCTGGAGTTATTGAACTTGCAGATTATTTTATTGGCGTGGACTCGCTAGGCCAACATCTTGCTTATAGCGTTGGAACACCATCTTCGGTAATTCTTGGCTCAACGTTTGCAGTAAACATTTCATATCCTAACACCCACAATATTATTGAAAAAGAAGGATTTGAAAAGGAATATAGCCCTATCCGACTAGCACAATTTGACAGTCACCTAGCAGATAGGCTAAATGATGGTGTGATTGACTTTTCGGAAAGAGAACTCGATGACATTTTTACTAATATCGTTAAAGACATAAGTGATAAAACATGACAAAGCAAAATACACCAACCACGGTTATGGCTATCAATCCTGGTCACAATGGCTCAACTGCTGTTGTGAGGGATGGAAAGCTTTTATACTATGTAGAAGAAGAAAGGCTATCAAGGCTCAAACGAGATGGTAATCCATTTCTGGGTATGCTCTATGGCCTTCAAAATTTTGAAATTACCGATTTGGTTATTGGCGGTACACATAGTGAGTATGACCGACTTCCTTGGACAGGTGAAAATAGCTACCAAGCCATTGCTAGAAAGCATTATCCACAAATAAAAATACATAGCATGGGCAATGACCACCACGCAGGGCATGCTGCTGGTGCGTACTACAATTCAGGTTTTGATGACGCTATTTCACTTGTCGTTGATGGAAGTGGCTCAAGGAAATATCTTTCAGAAGAGCTCTTTGGCTTTGAAGCTGAAACCATATTTTATTTCCAAGATGGCAAGCCCGAAATGCTTTACACAAGTTTGGGGGAAAATAACGCTCCAAATTTCAAGCGAATGCTTCCAAACTCCGAAATTGAGTTTATCATAAACGATAGGCCAACGCTCACAAAAGCATACGAAGCAGTTACCGATTTTCTTGGGTTTCACTTTATCGAAGCAGGCAAGACGATGGGATTAGCACCCTATGGAAAAGAAAATGAAGATTTGCCGGATTTGATTGTCAATGGACGTGCAAATCGAAACATATTCAAAGGTGCATATCCAAGGGGTGCTTTTTTAGATTTGACTGAAATTCATCCATTTGAAGACAAAGGATGTGGAGAAATCGTACCCGAAGAAAAGCAAAAAGACCTTCGTGCGTGGCATAACAATGAAAACCTCATGAGGCCACATTATGCAGACTTGGCCTATGCAATTCAAACTCAAACCCAACAAGCGGTTGGGGATTTGATTGAGTATGCTATTGACCGTACGGGATGCACCAAAATTTGTCTTTCAGGTGGCTATGGGCTTAATTGCGTAGCTAATTATTATCTTAGAAAGAGATTCCCAGAAATTGACTTATTTGTTGACCCCATTTCCCATGATGGTGGAACGTCTGTTGGATTAGCCAAGCTTTTGTATAGCAAACTTCAAGAAGACGTTGAAATTGAACCTCTATCCACACTTTACTTAGGATTTGATCATGACCATGCTTCCGACTTAGAAGAACTAGACCTTGAAGGAGCTACAGTAACAGAATCAACAAGCAAAGAAGTTGCAGAGCTTATTCGCCAAGGTAATATTGTAACGATCTTACAAGGTAGATGCGAAGCCGGTCCTAGGGCGTTGGGTAATCGTTCTATTCTATTTGATCCAACCGTTGAAGATGGAAAAGCTTTTGTCAATAAGGTCAAAGGGCGTGAGTGGTTTAGACCATTTGCTGGGACAGTCTTAGCAGAAGATGCTCATGAATGGTTTGACCTTGCAGGTATGGAAGAGTCTCCATATATGATGTATGCTGTGGATGTGAAAGAGGGCAAAGAGTCGCTCATACCTTCCATTACCCATGTTGACAATACTTGTCGTGTACAAACAGTCACAAAGGAGCAGAATGAACATTACTACGAGTTAATTTCAGAATTCAAAGCTCTTAGCGATGTGCCAATTCTTTTCAACACAAGCTTCAACCTTGCAGGTGACCCATTGGTAGAAACAGTTGAAGATGCATTACACACACTCAAGCATTCAAGACTTGAATACCTATGGCTTCCGGAGTTGGGGAAACTAGTTTATGTCGAAAATACGGATGAAATTTTGTCTATTGGTGATGACGAAGACGAATCGTTGACTGAAGTCCATGACGATACAAGCTCAAACGACTCCAACGAAGAAGAATAAAGGAAAGGGGGTCGATTGTGACCCCCAAAACCTTTGCCTTACGAGTTCAAAAAAGCATAGGTTTTATCCATAGATGCTTGGGTATAATATTGATACCCTTCTTTTAAGCCAACAGGAAAGTCAACCATGACAGCCTTGGCCTTTTGATCAGCTAATGCATTGACACTATCAAAAACATCTATGAATGATCGTGGTGTAGATGTGCCAATATTAAATACATCTTTGACCTTTTGTGTTAGGATTTTTTGACCAAATTGAGCTGTCAACTCGGCCACTAGCCCAACATTGATAAAATCGCGAAAGATTTTTTCAGAACCCTCAAAAAGTTTGATTTCGTAGTCTTTGTCCACCTTTACTTGTCGGCTCCATTTGTAGTGTGGTGAAGATTGCTGTTCAAGGATTTTATGCTCTTCAGTCTTTAAGTTTCTTATGTCATAGAACGAGTACACGTTAAAATAGCGAAGTGACGCAATGCTAATACCAACATTGACGTGACGTATATGATTGTCTATGATTTTTTTGGATGTGGCATAATGATTGAGTGGTTTTTCCGGCGTCTTATCTTCAATACAAATATCTTGGTGCCCACCATAGACACTCGCAGATGAAGCATTGACCATTGGAATATTGTGACGGTCACACCATTGAATAAGTCGAATGGTGGCGTCCACGTTGTATTTTTGAAATAAATCCCAATCGGTACACCTTGTATTTGAAATTGCCCCTAGGTGATACACTAAATCGCAATCAGTGAACATATCAGAATTGGCTTCTGACCAGAATTCGTCAAGCTGTAAAACTGAAAATTTTACGTCTTTTGGCAAAATTTGACGCAAATTCTTCATTTTGTGAATTTTGATGTTCCTTTGGGCGACAGAATTTGTCACCCATGTTTCTATCAATGTGATTTTTTTGGCTGAAATTCTAGTGATCAGTTCGCTACCAATAAACCCAAGACCACCTGTGATTATGACGTGATTCATTTTTGGGAATCCCCTTTTTGCACTCGGTAATTGTCTTCTACGCTGTCAGGTGTAGACACTTCCAAAATCGTAGCACCATCTGTACGAGCGATAAGTTGATGGGGTTCAAGTGGCTCGTTTCTCCAAGTATCGCCTTCTCGCAACACTTCTGTTCTTTCTGAAGCGTCTTTGGTTTGAATCCACTTGACCTCAAATTCCCCTTTTAGTACATACCAAGACTCATCTTTGGTAGCATGAAAGTGCATTGAAAATTTGTTGCCTGCCTTTTCAAATACCATGAGTTTGCCACAGTACAAATTGTTGGTTGCCCATATGAGCTCATGACCCCATCCCTTTTTTTGAAAACCTTCTAGTCTCATTCTTTAATTTTATCTATTATGTTCGTTGTTGAAAAATCTTCCACATACTCAAAAAGTTTGACTTCGGCCAAGTCACGGCCAACCACTTCGCTAACTTCATAATCGCCCCCCTTGACGATGACATGGGGTTTGACTTTCTTGATAAGGTTGTATGGAGTATCTTCGTCAAAAATATGCACTTCAAATCCCAATAATTCTAGCATACGTTTACGAGTACGCTCATCATTGATGGGGCGATTTTCACCTTTAAGACGTTTCACGGAGCGGTCAGAATTAAGGCCAACCACAAGTCTGTCGCCAAGGGATTGTGCATAATTTAGCAATGAAATATGGCCAAGATGCAAAATGTCAAAACACCCATTGGTAAAAATGGTACGTGGTTCTAAATCTTGTCGTTTGACTAAATGATTGCCAAGATGTTGCACCGAAAGCCCCGCAGCTTTGTTGGCCATTTCAATAGCATAGGTGATGTCCCATTGCTCATTAAAATAAAGTGATAAAAAGGCTAGAAACGTGTCACCAGCACCGGTAACATCGCTCACATACACTTGATCGGACTCAAAATCTTTGACCACTTGTAGTGAATCATTGGTGTAAAGTTTGCACCCATGTTTACCAAGCGTTTGGATGTAATACGATCCTACAGGCTCGAAATATTTTTCAAATTCAGTTTCATTGGCCTTGATTACATGGGCACCAGCATACTTAGAAAACTTGTCTTTGGTATCTACAAAGACAGGTATGCCATAGATTGATAAATATTCAATGAGTTTTTGTGTGTCATCTTTTTGTAAGACGCCTTTGTCATAGTCACTCAAGACCACAAGGCCAATCGAGTTCAAATCGATGTCGTCAAGAACTTCTTTAATGTCGTAGAAAGCAACATTATGTTTTGTTTCTTTATCGACGCGAACAATTTGTTGGTCATTAGAAACAACCCTTGTCTTTATGTTAGTATGTGATGGAAAACAACTAAATGCGCCCTTGCCAAAAAATTCTTTGTCCTTCGTATCAAATCCACCAATAAGGTATACATTCGATGAAGCATTTTCACGAATGATCCGAAACACATTGGCGGCTCCGCCCATGCGTCTAAACCTTTCTTGCTCATTGACCACCGGAACAGGGGCTTCTGGACTCACACGATTTGTAGAGCCAACGATGTATTCGTCGATGAAGACGTCGCCAATAACTACGATGTCACCTGTGTACATAAAAATGAACTTGTCATGTATTGATACATAAATATAAGCATAATCTACCAAATATTTAGCTTGACCAAAAAATGGCCAATCCCACCACAAGAAATGAATTAAAGGAATATTGTCTTAGAAAGCTAGGCAAACCTGTCATTGAAATTAACGTTGATGACACCCAAGCCGAAGATCGCATTGACGATGCCTTAAAATTCTACCATGACTATCATTACGATGGAGCAGAAAGAACGTACATTGCCCATGAAGTCACCCAACAAAATATCGACGATAAGTATGTCGAAGTCGATGACGCGATTCTTGGAGTTGTGCGCGTTTTTGATCCAACCGACAAGCGTGTGGCTAACATGTTTGATGTTAGATACCAACTTCGTCTTAACGATGTCTACGATTTTTCATCTGCCACATTTTCACATTATTACATTACTATGATGAATTTGGCAGAAGCTGACAAGTTGTTTGTGGGTGAAAAGCCAATAAGGTTTAATCGTCATATCAACCGTATCTATATTGATATGGATTGGGTGGAAGACGTAGACGTGGGCGATTACATCATTTTAGAAGTCTACCGGCTCATTGACCCCGAATCTTTTTCGGACGTTTATGGGGATCGCTGGTTGCGCGACTATACTACACAGTTGATCAAGCGACAATGGGGTGAAAATTTGAAAAAATTTGAAGGAATTCAGTTACCTGGTGGACTCACCATGAACGGCCAACGTATTTACGACGAAGCGCAACAAGAAATCGAAAAGATGGAGCAGGATATTATTTCAGGCTCATCAGGCGTTGTATTAGATATGATTGGGTGATATGCCTCTAAATTCGTACTTCACAAATTATTCATTTGCCAACACGCAAAACACTTTTGAGGACTTAATTATTGAGTCGATCAAAATTTATGGCGTAGAAACATTTTACATGCCACGAACACTTGTGGATGAAGATCGGTTGTTTGGCGAAGACGATATTTCGAAATTTGAATCGGCGACTGCTCTTGAAATGTACATAAAAGATGTCGATGGCTATCAAGGGGGTGGAGAATTCCTTCAAGCCTTTGGACTTGAAATTCAAGACGAAATCACATTCACGGTGGCAAAATCCCGTTTTGAGGATGCACTTCCATCGCTTTCACCTCTTCGTCCAAAAGAAGGGGATCTAATTTGGTTTCCACTTGGTGGTAAATTATTTGAAATAAAATTTGTCGAGCATGAAGAAGTATTTTTCCAAGCAGGTAAACTTTACACTTATGAATTAAGATGTGAGCTATTTACTTATTCAGGAGAATCTATTGATACTGGAAATACAACAATTGACGCTATTGAATCAAGATATTCCACAACGATAAGTTTGCAAATGGCCAACACTGGTACAGGGGACTTTACTATTGGCGAAGTCGTCACTGGCAATGCAAATAATGTAACGGCTGAAGTGAAATCTTGGTCAAATTCATCATACATACTTCAAGTATTCAATGCCACAGGGCAATATAATCCTACTGAAATCATAACAGGAAATACAAGCAATGCGGTGTTCACAGTAGAAACAAGCACATTCACAAAGGATCAATCTGATCCACTAGACGATGGCGACATTTTTCAAATAGAAGCTGATAGTGTGTTTGATTTTAGTGAAAATGATCCATTTAGCGAGGGCAATTACTAATGTTTCAGCAAAATTTTTACCATGGACTTATTCGTAAGTATGTCGTTGCATTTGGAACGCTTTTCAATGACATTACCATTGTTCGTCGCGATGCTAGTGAAAATGGTGTCAAGCTTGTGAAAGTGCCAATAAGCTATGGTCCAAAAGAAAAGTTTTTAGTGCGTCTTAGACGCGACCCAAATCTTGACCAAAACGTAGCCATTGATACACCAAGGATTGGATTCAATTTAGAGTCACTTACGTATTCAGCAGAGAGGAAGCTTAATAAAGTTCGTAAAAATGTTGCAACCTTGGCCGCTAACAATGAGGTACTAACGTCCCAGTTTGTACCTATCCCATATGATCTTGATTTTTCGCTTTCTATTTTTGTAAGAAATGCTGAAGATGGAACTCGAATTTTAGAGCAAATTTTACCTTATTTTAGTCCCGAATTCAATGTTAGTGTTTCCACAATAGACGAATTATCACTTATTGATGACATTCCTATTGCGTTGAACTCCGTTACTTCTCAAGAAGAGTTCGAAGGCAATTTTGACCAACGTCGGTCAATCCTTTGGAATTTAAGTTTTACGATGAGGGCATTGATTTATGGTCCAGTCGATACAGATGCAAAAGTTATTCGAAGTGCTAATGTTCAGACTTATTCATCGACATCTTTAGATTCTGAAATTGAATCTTCCGTATCCACAACACCCACACTTGAAGGCAAAACCGTTGATGAAATAAACGCAGATGACGACTTTGGATTTTCAACGACAATATCATAATACAACATGGCAGATTTTGAAAAGGACATTAGCAATGCTCTTGGTATCGCTTCTCAGGTAACGAAGGATTTAACCAAGACTGCGACGTCCATTCAACAAGAAATCGAACGTGTTGAGGTGGCAGAAGTTTCTAACCAAGAAGCCAAGGAACGGTTGCGTGAAGACGAAATCGATGAAGATTACCGACTTGCACGTAGCAATCTACATGACCTACTCACCAAAGGTCAAGATGCCCTCGACCGACTAATGACGGTGGCAAATGAAACCGAGCACCCACGTGTATTTGAGGTCATGTCGCAACTCATGAGAACGATTGTCGACACCAACAAAGACCTTATGGAAATTCAAAAACGAACCAAGGAACTCAAAGAGAAATCCAAAAATTCACCAACCAATGTCACCAATGCCTTGTTTGTGGGGTCGACTTCGGACTTACAAAAAATGCTAAAAGACGCAAAAAATGAGCCAAGCGAAGATGAATCATGAGAGAAACATACTTAGGTAATCCAAATCTAAAAGCTTCTAACGTCGAGCTTGAATTTACCGAAGAGCAAATACAGGAAATCATACGTTGCTCCAAGCACCCTCTATATTTTATAGAAAATTATGTCAAAATTGTAAATTTGGACGAAGGCTTGATCCAATTCAAGCCATATCATTATCAGTCCAAAATGATCAACACGTTTCATGATAAACGGTTTGTCATTTGCAAAATGGCGCGGCAAAGTGGTAAGTCAACCACGATTATTGCATACTTACTTTGGTATGTGCTTTTCAATGACCAGCAGAATGTAGCCATCTTAGCCAATAAGGGTGCACTTGCCCGTGAGCTACTTTCCAAAGCACAATTAGCTTATGAACATTTGCCACTTTGGTTACAGCAAGGTGTGGTGGTGTGGAATAAGGGAAATATTGAACTTGAAAATGGATCAAAAATTGTCGCTTCATCTACATCGTCAAGTGCAGTACGTGGGTCATCGTACAATATCATTTTTTTGGATGAGTTTGCCTTTGTGCCAAATAATATCGCCGATGACTTTTTTTCGTCGGTGTATCCAACCATTTCTTCCGGTAAGACCACCAAAGTCTTTATTGTATCAACCCCTAATGGGTTGAATATGTTCTACAAGCTTTGGATCGACGCCGAAGAAAGACGCTCAAGTTATACACCCATTGCAGTTCACTGGTCCGACGTGCCGGGTCGAGATGAAGAATGGAAGGAGCAGATCATAAAAAATACGTCCGAAGCACAATTTGCCCAAGAATTTGACTGTGATTTTATTGGGTCTCAAAACACCCTTATTGAAACATCCAAACTTAAATCGTTGGTATTTCGACCACCAAAACATTCATCCAATGGTCTTGACGTACACAAACATGTTGAAAATGATCATGACTATGTGATTGTTGTGGATGTGAGTCGAGGTATAGGCGGTGACTATTCTGCGTTTTCAGTCTTTGACGTCACTCAAATACCGTATGTGCAAGTGGCCAAATACCGTAGCCAAGGCATTACACCAATTGTGTACCCAAGCGTTATTGAAGCAACGGCCAAGCATTACAATAATGCTTATATATTAGTTGAAATCAACGACGCTGGAATCGTTGTGGCTGACTCTCTTATTTCAGATTACGAATATGAAAATATGCTAGCCGTGAGCTTCAAAGGTCGAAGTGGGCAACAGGTCAATGGTGGGTTTGGCAAAAAGGTGCAGTCGGGTGTAAGAACAACGTCGCCAATCAAACGTTTTGGTTGTGCAAACCTTAAAGAAATGATTGAACGTGATAAACTTATTGTCAATGACTTTGAAACCATTTCGGAGCTCACCACATTTGTTGCACGAAAAGATTCTTATGGGGCAGAGGATGGTAAACATGATGACCTAGCCATGACCTTAGTGCTTTTTGCATGGCTCATTGACCAACCATATTTCAAAGAACTCACAGATACAGACGTGAGAAAACAACTTCAAGAAGAAAACGAAGGTTCTTTAATAGAAGACATTCTACCCTTTGGATTTATTGACGATGGCAAAAATCAAAAAGAGGTTATCATTGACGATGAAGGCAATGTATGGCACCAAGCCTAGTCAAAATTGCCAAAGATATAAATAATCAAAAGTAAACATAGTGTAACTTAATTCACGTCAAAAAACATTTCGAGGGAGAAAACCTATGGCATTTCAAGTAAGCCCGGGCGTCAACGTTTCTGAAGTTGATTTAACGAATGTTGTTCCACGAGTTGCTTCCACAGCTGGTGCCTTTGCTGGTGCTTTCCAATGGGGACCAATTCAGCAACGCGTACTTATTGATTCAGAACTAGCTTTGGTCGATCGTTTTGGCGAGCCGGATGACGACACAGCAGTCGATTTCCTAACCGCTTCAAGTTTCCTTGCGTATGGAAACGCCTTACATGTCGTTCGTGTCGCTAATTCAAGTGCTTTGAATTCAACGTCTAACGGAACTGGCATTTTAATAAAAAATGAAGAGCATTACGACGAAACAGTTTCGTCAACTTTAGACACAAACTGGGTCGCAAAATATCCTGGTACACTTGGGGATTCACTCAAGGTATCAATGGTGGACGATCTTGGCAACACCGACGCTTATGCCGTTGCTACCTACCATAGTACATCGCTATTTGCAGATTTATTTCAATCTGTACCTGGAACATCTGACTACGTTTCAGCAAGAGGGGGTTCTGGAGATGAGCTTCATATTGTTGTCATTGATGAAGATGGCTCTTGGACTGGAACAGCAGGCACTGTCCTAGAAAAATTCGAAGGTGTGTCCAAAGCGAGTGATGCAAAAGCCGCGGATGGAACAAACAATTATTACAAAAACGTTATCAACAATCAGTCCCAGTATATTTGGTTTGGGGCTCATACCGATAGCGTAAATACAGCCACATGGGGTACAGCGTCTCAAGGTACAACCTTTGTAAATTTAGACGCTGTTGAATCTGACAGCCTTTCGGGCGCGGCCAATGGTAATCAAAACGTCAACAAAGTTGAAGCAAATGGTGGATACAATTTATTCGCTTCGCCCGAAGATGTAGATGTTTCGCTTTTGATTGCAGGTGCGGCTAATTCGACCGTGGTTGGATCAGTTATTGATTTGGCTGTTGCAAGAAAAGATGCATTGGCCGTGTTTTCGCCAGAACGTGCAGATGTGGTTAATAATGCTGGATCTGAAGCTACTGACATCAAGGCATTCAAGACAGATGTCAATCGCGACACATCATATGCGGTGATGGATTCGGGTTGGAAACTCATGTTTGATAAGTACAACGATACGTTCCGATATGTGCCATTGAATGGTGATGTCGCGGGTACGATTGTCCGTACAGATTTAACTCGCGATGCGTGGTTTTCACCCGCTGGGTTCAATAGAGGTAACATTCTAAACCTTGTACGCTTAGCCTACAATCCTGCCAAAGCAGACAGAGACACGCTTTACAATGCCAATATAAATCCTGTGGTAACATTCCCGGGACAAGGTACAGTGCTGTTTGGTGACAAAACCCTTCAAAGTAAGCCATCCGCTTTTGATCGAATCAATGTCCGACGTTTGTTCATTGTATTAGAAAAAGCTATATCAACCGCTTCTAAATTCTTACTGTTTGAATTCAACGATGAATTTACAAGAGCCCAATTTAGAAACTTGGTAGAGCCATTCCTTCGCGAAGTTCAAGGCCGACGTGGTATTACCGACTTCACAGTGGTTTGTGATAGCACAAACAATACCGGAGAAGTGATTGACGCTAACGAATTTGTCGGTGACATTTTCATTAAACCTAACCGTTCAATAAACTTCATTCAGCTTAACTTCGTGGCCGTTCGATCAGGCGTCGAGTTTTCTGAAGTAACAGGAGTCGTCTAAAAACAAAAGAGGATAACAAATGGCGTTCAATATTTCAGATTTCCGTGGGCAATTGGTTGGTGGCGGTGCACGTCCTAACCTTTTCCGTGTGACACTTGGTGCACCGGCCTATGCGGAATTTCCTGCAGAAAAAATGGCCTTCATGGCTAAGGCTGCCCAGCTTCCAGAATCAACCATTGGAAGTATCGAAGTTCCATACTTTGGTCGTAACATCAAAATTGCAGGTGATCGTACATTCGCTGAATGGACAATTACTGTAATCAACGATGAAGACTTTCTCGTTAGAGATTCGCTCGAGCGTTGGATGGATGGAATTGATACTCACACCCGTGCTGGTACGAAAAGAGGCAGTGGCGATGTCATTAAGACTGTCACTTTTGTGAACTTGTTCCCAACAAACGTGGCGGCGATTGATCTTGCATGGGATTCAAATGATGCAATCGAAGAATTTACGGTCACATTACAATATGACCACTACACGTCAAATACCACAACGTAATTTCGATTGGAACACTTCATTCTAAAAAGCCTAGGCCTACAAGCTTAGGCTTTTTTTTGTTGTATAAATAAGAATATATCCAAACTAAACTTATACTATGGCTGAATTTTTAGGGTTTCGAATAGAACGCGTCAAAGATGACGACAAGCAGCGACGTTACGTTGAAAAAGAATATGATGACGGTTCAATACCCGTCGTAGCTGGTGGAGTAACCGGTCAATATATTGATGTTGAAGGATCGGCATATTCAGAATCTGGGCTTATCATATCGAAATAGATAAAGAAAATCCTCGCAAAGGCATAACGGGGATAACCCGCATTGACCCACGTAAAATTCGCAAAATAAGAGAAACAGTCACCGATAAAGACCAAAAGGGTGTAGAATTCGTAAAGTCGGAAATGGAATTTTACATCTACAATGAAAAGGGCATTGCTGATGTGTCAAGTACAAAAACAGCAGGAAAACGTATAGCACCCGATTCCGTGGTTTATGTTACAAGCGGACTAAAAAGTGGTCGAAACGATCAAGTATTGTCGTTTTTGCACAAGGCAATCAAACCATTGAATCAGTTAAGGATGCTTGAAGACGCAGTGGTCATTTATCGTATATCAAGAGCCCCCGAGCGTCGAATTTTCTACATTGACGTTGGTAACTTACCAAAAATGAAAGCAGAGCAGTATCTGCGAGACATCATGGTCAAGTACAAGAATAAGCTCATCTATGACGTCAATACCGGTGAAATCCGCGATGACCGTCGCCATATGTCTATGTTGGAAGATTATTGGATTCCAAGGCGAGAAGGTGGGCGAGGCACCGAAATTTCTACATTACCTGCGGGTCAAAATTTAGGAGAGCTTGAGGACATTCAATATTTCCAAAAGAAACTATACAAAGCCTTGAATGTGCCCGTGACTCGTCTTGAAAATGACAATTCTTTCACAATGGGTCGTGCGACTGAAATAACCCGTGATGAGCTTAAATTCAATCGCTTTATCACAAGGATTCGTAATCGATTTTCACATTTGTTTGATGCGTTGCTTGAAAAACAGCTGTTGCTTAAAGGTATCATAAGTCCGGAAGATTGGTATGATATTCATAACAATATTCACTATGAGTTTGAGCAAGACACGTATTTCCGTGAAGCCAAGCAAGTAGAATTGTTGCGTGAACGACTAGGAATCTTGCGAGAAGTCAATGATTATGTAGGCAAATTCTTTTCACAGAAGTATGTACAAAATGAAATCTTGCGTATGAAAGACAATGAAATTGACGCAATGAAGCAACAAATTGACAAAGAACGAGAACAAGGGCTTTATGATGAAGAAGGCCAGGGTTCAGGTTTTTGATAAATACAAGAAAAATATAACACAGTTTTATGGAGATTAAAGAGCTTATACAATCATTAGTCGATGGCAACAAGGCAGACTTCGCAAAAAATTTTGAGCAAATTTTGACCGATCGTGCAAAAATTGCAGTTGCTGATAAAAAAATGGATGTAGCCCAAGGGATGTTCGCCGAAGCAGAAGATCCTTATCAAGACTACGAGCAGATTGACCCCCAAGAAGAAGAACCAGAAGAGGACGAAAAACCAAAAGTACGTCGACCTGGCCAAGAAGCCGAACCATTTGCGGATGAACCAGAGTTGGATGGTCTTGGTGGTAGCTCACAAGACTTTATTGATGCTCATGGCGAAGCAGAATTGGTCGATTTACTTCCCGAAGGCGTGATAGAAAGCGTCATGGAAATCTTAGATTCGGGTAAAGAAGGTACTATTGAACTTCAAGACGGATCAAGCATGACCATTGAGCCAGCACTAGCAAAAAAAATTGCAAAAAAAGTTGAATCCATGAGTGCTCAAATGCAAGATAAATTTGAGCGTAAAGCGTCTATTTCAAAAACTGCATTTGCGATGGCAGTAAATGAAAGTTTGTTTGGATGAAAACATTCGAAGAATTCATAGCACAGGATAGTGATGTAGAAGAGCAAAGAGTTCGAAAAGTCAACCGTATACGTGGCGGTCAAGTTCAACGACGCAAAAGAGTGTCGGCAAAAAAGGGCTACACATATCGGGGTGGAAAATTAGTTAGAATTTCACCTGCTGAAAAGAGACGACGTAGTTTAGGCCAAAAAAGAGGAGCACGTAAACGCAAGGCCACCCAGAGCATGGCAATTCGCAAGAGAAAACGTACCATGCGTAAACGAAAAGCACTAGGATTCAATTAAATGAAACTATTCAAAGAACTTAACGAAAATATCGAAGTCCTTGTAGAAGAAGTTGAAGGGGAAAAAAGTCACTATATCAAAGGTGTCTTTCTTCAATCTGAAGTAAAGAACAAGAATGGCCGTGTCTACCCTAAAGAAATTCTACGCAATGAAGTTAACCGATATGTGAAGGAATACGTTGATAAAAAAAGAGCATTTGGTGAGCTTGGACATCCAGATGGACCAAGTATCAATCTTGAGCGTGTGTCCCATATGGTCACCGAAATGTATGAACAAGGCGACAACTTCATTGGCAAAGCCAAAATTATTGACACACCTTATGGTAACATCGTCAAAAACTTGATTGATGAAGGGGCAACCCTTGGCGTTTCAAGTCGTGGCATGGGTACGCTTAAAGAAATCGAAGGCAAAAAAGTCGTGCAAAATGACTTTTACTTAGCCACCGCTGCCGACATTGTGGCCGATCCTTCAGCACCAGAAGCCTTTGTTGAAGGAATCATGGAAGGAAAAGAATGGGTTTTCGAAAATGGTGTGCTTGTCGAAAAGGATGTTGAAAAAATACGAAAAGAATTAGAGCAAGACGTGGCTTCTAAAATGAAGCTCGAAGAAGCAAGACTTCATGCTTGGCAAAAGTTCATTGCTAGTTTATAGGCTCAAACTAAAAAATATATAAATAGAAATAGTAATAAAGAATCAACACACTTTTCAAATGGAAGACATTCAATTAGACGAAGTAGCAGTTGCAAAACAAATTAAGAAAGAGTTTCCAGGATTCACTGACGAAGAATATGTCGCGATTTCGAACATGGTCATGGGTGCTAGATCATTAGCCCCAATCAAGAAAATGTATAAGGATGACGAACAGGCATTTAGAGATCGAGTAAAAGCAGATGTTGATCGCGGTGTTGGAAACACTGTACTCACAACAAAAAACATGTCGAGGAAAATGATGGCCGCGTCTTACGACCTAGAAAACGAATTATCCGTCAAAGAAGATATTGAAGCACTTTTCAATGGTGAAGAGCTTTCAGAAGAATTCAAGCAAAAAGCTGAAACAATTTTTGAAGCCGCTATTGAATCCAAAACAACAGAAATTGAATCTTTGGTGGAACAACGATACCAAGAAATAGCCGAAGAATATGGGGAGTATTTGCTCAATGAGTATGCCGAAAAAGTAGATCTCTATATTGATTACGTTGTTGAAAATTGGATGAGCCAAAACGAATTAGCTATTGAATCAGGATTAAAATCTGAAATCACAGAAGGATTTTTGACTGGATTGAAAGATTTATTTGATTCAAACTATGTCGATGTACCTCAAAGTAAACTTGATTTGGTCGAAGATATGAATGACCGCCTTCAAGACTTACAGAATCGACTAGACGAGCAAATAGATGTAAATGTCGAACTTAAAGAAATGAACAAAAATCTTAAAGTAAGACATATACTTAACGAAGAACTTGAAGGTCTAACCGATACAGAAAAAGAAAAAATCACTTCACTTGCTGAAGGGATTAACTTTACAACTATCGAAGACTACCAAGAGAAACTTGCAGTCTTGAAAGAATCTTACCTATCCAAAGAAGTACAGGAAGAACAACAAGACGAGCAAATTTCAGATTTGACTGAAGAGTATAGCCCTGACATGTCTCGTTATCTTCGTACTCTAAACCGTTACAAAACTTCGTAATTACTAAATACAAGAAAAAACAAAAGAGAGGAACAAATAAATGTATCTTTCCGAAGCTTTAGAAAACAAATGGGCTCCAGTTTTAGACGCCGAAGGCGTTTCTAAGATTGCTGATCCATATCGTAGAAGCGTGACTGCGGTAATTTTAGAGAACCAAGAAAAGGCTCTAAAAGAACAGGCACATGCTCTTCACGAAACAACCAACATCTCAAATAATCTTGGTGGACCTAACGCGTCATCTGGTGACGTTCAAGGTTACGATCCAATCCTAATTTCACTTGTTCGTCGTTCCCTACCACAACTCATTGCGTATGATGTGGCTGGTGTTCAACCAATGACTGGACCAACTGGACTCATCTTTGCGATGAAGTCACAGTATGCAAACTCTACCGACCCATCTACTGGCGAAGCATTGTTTAATGAAGCTGACACGTCATTTTCAGGTACAGGAACACACGACGATGCTGCAAGTGTTGACTTTGCTAACACAGATACAATCGACTTTGGTACAGGTATTGCCACAAACACAGCAGAGCAATCAGATGCTTTTGCTGAAATGGGCTTCACCATCGACAAAGTGACTGTGGCTGCCAAGACACGTCAACTCAAAGCAGAATACACAATTGAGCTTGCACAAGACTTGAAAGCCGTACATGGTCTTGATGCCGAGCAAGAACTTGCGAACATTCTTTCTACGGAAATTCTTTCTGAAATCAACCGTGAAGTCGTTCGTACTATCTATTCTACTGCACAAGTTGGTGCGGCTGGAGCTAACACAGCAGGTACATTTGACCTTGCAATCGACTCCGATGGTCGTTGGAACGCAGAACGTTTCAAAGGGCTACACTTTGCGATTGAGCAAGATGCTAATGCACTTTCTAAAACAACTCGCCGTGGAAAAGGTAATATTCTTATCACATCTTCTGATGTTGCTTCTGCACTTGCAATGGCAGGCGTCTTAGATTACAGCCCAGCACTTCAGACTGACTTGAATGTCGATGAAATGAGCAACACATTTGCTGGTACTATCGGTGGACGTATGAAAGTCTATATTGACCCATACCTCCCAACAGGTACTGACTTCTATGTTGTAGGCTACAAAGGTAGTTCACAATTCGATGCGGGATTATTCTACTGCCCATACGTTCCACTACAAATGGTACGTGCGGTTGGTGAAAACACATTCCAGCCAAAAATCGGATTCAAGACACGTTATGGCATGGTTGCTAACCCATTCGCTACTGCGGACGGAGCGATCACGGATGACTCTAACGTGTACTACCGTAAAGCAAAAGTTGTAAATATTCTTACCTAAGAAGGGATAACAACATACTATACGTATTAAGGGTAAGTCGTTGATTCGGCTTACCCTTTTTTTATGGCCATATAAATACAAGTAAATACAGTTCTTATGTCCATATTAGCCAACCAACCAACCAATCCAAATCCACTCACACGGTCGAATTTTGACTTCCGCGTGAATAAATTACCCAATACCACATATTTTATACAGCGTATTGTCTTGCCTGGTGTGAGTGTGGGTGAATCTATCACACCAAACCCTTTTGTGGACTTAAAGCGAACTGGCGATAAGGTGACGTTTGATCCATTGACTGTCACGTTTTTGGTGGATGAAGATTTGAATAATTACCGTGAGCTATTTGACTGGATCACAAGTCTTGGATTCGATCAAAATTTCCCTCAATTCGCAAATTTGAAAAATGACCCTAATGTACCAAAGACTCAAATTGGCAACATCTACACAGACGCTTCCCTCACGATCCTTACTTCAAAGTCTAATCCAAATATACGGGTAGATTTTGTTGAAATGTTTCCAACTTCGCTATCGGAATTGGAATTTTCAGCCACCGAGACTGGCTCCGACGTTCAAGTGGCCACTGTGACGTTTTCTTATACCAATTATACAATTACAACCGTGACATGAAACTAGATGACCTTCGCAATGAATCCCAACAAGACTTACAGATTGACGAAACCCTACTTGACGATGAATCACTTCGAACCATCACGCTTCAAGGCAAATGGCATGATATACTCACCGAAGAAGAGCTTTATCTAGTCAAGTTGCGTACAGATTTAGCCAAAGAAAAAAATTTCAAGATGAAATATTTCAAGGGTAAGCTCACCAAAAAAGAACTTACCGAGCGTGGACTGCCGCAATTTTTGGAAAATTTGACCATAGCCGAGCAAAATTCTCACCTTGACGCAGACGATGAGCTCATCAAGTTATCACAACGTGTTGCTTTCCAAGAAAAAAAGATTGATTACGTCAAAGGCATACTCGACACCATTCGCCAACGTACATGGGGAATAAAAAATGCAATCGAATATAGAAAATTCATCAAAGGCACGTGACACCATTGAGCTCACACAGCTCAACGATGTCTATTTTAAGCTAAGTGGTGAGCAGTGGCTTTTGAAAAATTTATGGGAGTATTTCACCTTTGATGTGCCTGGGGCAAACTACATGCCGTCGGTCAAAAATAAGGTGTGGGATGGAAAAATTCGTTTGTTCAATCTACGAAACCGCCAACTCTATGTTGGGCTTTTACATGAGCTAGTATCCTATTGCGAAGCAAATAGCATACACATAGAAGCAGATGAAACCCTTTATGTGAAAAAGCTCGACACAAGCGATGTCGCTAAACATTTACCCAAGGCAGTTGAAGCCCTTAAACTACCCTTTGAGTTACGCGATTATCAAGTTGAAGCCATTACCCACGCCCTCAAAAACACGAGGGCGTTGCTGTTGAGTCCAACAGCGAGTGGAAAATCATTGATAATCTATACGTTGGTAAGGCTACTTAATAGACCTACCCTCATTATTGTGCCAACCACGTCGCTTGTTTCACAAATGTATGGTGACTTTAAAGAGTATTCTCAACGCAATGGATGGGATGTTGAAACCCATGTGCACACCATTATGGCAGGTGTCGACAAGTCTATTGAAAAAGATGTGACAATCACGACTTGGCAATCCATTTACAAAATGGGCAAAGCATTCTATGAAAGATTTGATGTGGTTTTTGGAGATGAAGCTCATTTGTTTAAGGCCAAAAGCCTAACCAAAATTCTCACAGCGATGGAAACCACGCCTTATCGCTTTGGCCTTACTGGGAGTCTTGATGGCTCATTCACCCACGAACTTGTCTTGCAAGGGCTATTTGGCAAAACCAAGCGTGTGGCTAAAACTAAAACCCTTATTGATCGGGGTCAACTTGCAGGGTTAAACATACGACTCATTCACTTACAATATGGTGAGCTAACCAAGGCTTTGAGTAGTGCTACCTATCAAGATGAAGTGGATTTTATTGTGACTCACCCCAAACGAAATCAATTCATCACGGATTTGGTGGGTAAATTAAAAGGCAACACTCTTGTATTATATCAGTTTGTGGAAAAGCACGGCAAACCATTGTTTGAATCCATTTCTCAACAATGCCAAAACCATGATGTGCAATTTGTTTCTGGTGAGGTTACAGCCAACATACGTGAGCGCATTCGTAAAAACACCGAAACGTCACAAAACACCATTATTGTGGCGTCAATGGGGACGTTTAGCACTGGTATAAATATAAAAAACCTCCACAACATCGTGTTTGCTTCACCGTCAAAGTCGCAAATACGAATTCTTCAAAGTATAGGACGAGGATTGAGAAAAAGTGCAACCAAAACCACCACAACGTTATATGATTTGGTCGATGACTTTTCCAACACCAAAACCAAAAATTATGCGTTTGACCATGCTATTGAGCGAATGAAATTATACCTAAAAGAAGGATTTGACTTCAATGAAATCAAGGTAGACCTCCAAAAAATCAACGCACGGCCATGAAACCAAAAAAAACAGCCATACGAATTGTCAAGCTAATCAATGGCGATGACATCATTTGCAATGTCATTGGCGATCAACCCTCCAAGGGTGTGGTCACGGTCGAATATCCTATGACCATAAGTTATGGATTGCCTACGGTCTTTTTCGAAAGCGAAGAAGAAGCAGATGAATATGTCGAAGAACTTGAAGAAGAGGAAGAAGACTATATTGAACTAAGGCCTCAAAGCAATCTTGAGCTACGGCCATGGATTCCATTCACCACACAATCTTCGGTGAATATTCCAACAAAACATATACTTACCGTTGCACGGCCATCATACTCTTTATTATTGATTTATATGCAATCAACCACACTGATCCATGCTCAAAATAAGGCTACGGAAAAAGAAGTTGAAATGATCAAAGACATTGAATCTACCCTTGAAGATATGAATGACATCACGGTGGGGGCTAAGAAAGACACGGCCAATGGTGAAATTGACCAATGGATTAAATCCTTGAAATTAGATGGAATAATCCTTAAATGTGGGTCTTAATGTTATCTTAACCAATGGCTATGGTTAAGTCTTAATGAAGTCTTTATGTTTTCTCAACCGGGGACATAAAGAACATACGAACAAAAAAAATACGTGTCAAGTCCTAAATTGATTTTTTTTTGAAAAAAATTAAAATTACCTTAAAAATAAACTATACGGATGGCTGATTACATCAATAACAAAGCATTGCTCAAAGCATTGATTGAGTACAGAGAAAAAGTTGCAGAAGCACCTGAAAACTATCATGTACCTATACCTGAATATTTGGGTGAATGCTTTTTGAAAATTGCGACCAATCTTTCGACCAAGCCTAATTTTTCAGGTTATGATTTCAAAGAAGAAATGATTTATGATGGAATCGAAAATTGCCTTATGTATGTCAACCGTTTTGATCCCAACAAAAGCAATAACCCATTTGCCTATTTTACCCAAATCATTTGGAATGCTTTTATACGACGTATCAAAAAGGAGAAAAAAAAGATGTATGTTGTGCTAAAGCTTCAAGAAAAAAGTGACATTGCCCGTGAAGGTGATGTTGAATGGAAAGGAGCACAAGGCGATGTCAATCATGCCAAACAACTATACTATGAAAATATGTCCAAGTTCATTGAAGAGTTTGAAGCAGCACACTTCAATACCAAAAAGAAAGAAAAGAAAAATCCTCTTAGTGAAATTTTAGATAAAAAGTGAAAATTGCCATTTTAGCCGATACTCATTTCGGCGTTCGTAATGATAACAAAGACTTTCTGGATTACTTTGAAAAGTTTTACCGCGATGTGTTTTTCCCAACCTGTATAGAACATAACGTTTTTACGGTTTTACATGCTGGTGATTTAGTCGATCGACGCAAAAACATAAATTTTGTGACGCTTCAACGGATGAAGCAGATGTTTTTGCAACCCCTTGATGAGCTTAACATCAACTTGCAAGTCATCTTGGGCAACCATGATGTGTACTACAAAAACACCAATCAAGTCAATGCCCTTCGAGGGCTTCTTGATGAGTGGGAACTTATCAATGTGATTGAAGAACCCACTGTGCAAGACTATGATGGTGTCAATTTCTGTCTACTGCCTTGGCTAAATGTCGAAAACCAAGAAGCTAGTCTTGAGTTTGTTTCTAAGGCCAAGGCTACGCATTTGTTAGGACATTTGGAGCTTAAAGGTTTCGTGATGCACGGAACGCAAGTTTCCGAACATGGTCTTGGCACAGAACCATTCAAAAATTTTGAGTTGGTGATGTCTGGACACTACCACCACAAATCTCAACAAGGCAACATTCTTTACTTGGGTGCACCATACCAAATGACGTGGAATGATTATGGTGACCCATGTGGATTTCATTTGTTTGACACAGAAACTCGTGAGCTTACGTTTGTACAGAATCCATATGAAATGTTTGTGCGTTTGCCCTACAACGACAAAGGCAAGAGCATGGAAGAAACTTTACAATTTCTTAACACAGCAGAAAAGTTCAATCGAAAACACGTTAAAATTTTCATTGAGCACAAAGAAAATGAGCTAATTTTTGAAAAATTTTTGGATAAACTCAATTCGACCGATCCACAAAAAGTGCAAATTGTGGATAACTCTATTGAAAGAGTAACTATAAGTGATGACGATATTGTGGGTGATGCTGAAGATACATTGTCGATTTTGACCCAATATATTGAAAGCCTGCAGTCAGATCATGAAAAGCAACTCAAAGATGTATTGAAGTCTTTGTATGCAGAAGCGGTGGATAATTTATGATAACCTTCAAAAGTATTCGTTGGAAAAATTTGCTATCCACAGGCAATGATTTTACCCATATTGAACTTGATAAAACGTCAACGACCCTAATCGTTGGTGATAATGGTGCGGGCAAGTCCACGATTTTGGACGCGATAACCTTTGCTCTTTTCAATAAACCATTCCGTGCGGTCAACAAAAACCAACTCATCAATTCGATCAACAAGAAACAGACCGTGGTGGAATTGGAATTCGAAACGAAGGGACAGCACTATTTTATTCGTCGAGGAATTAAGCCTAACCTATTTGAAATTTGCAAAAACGACAAACCCATCAATCAAGAAGCTTCTGCAAAGGATCAGCAAGACTTTCTTGAAAAGTCTATTCTAGGATTTAATCAAAAGTCTTTCACGCAAATTGTGATGCTAGGTTCATCGTCTTTTGTGCCTTTCATGCAGTTAAAAACCCAAGATCGTAGAGCGGTTATTGAAGATTTGCTTGACTTACACGTTTTTTCAGAAATGAGTGCATTGCTAAGAGCACGTAATTCAGAGTTAAAAACAGTCTTGGTCGAAGTCAAAAATGACCTGCAAGTGGCAAATGCAAAAGTAGATGGCTTTGAGCAACTTGTGCAGCAGTCCAATCAAAATCAGCAACGTATCATTGAGTCTATTGAGCAACAAATTGAAGACATTAGAACAGAATCTGTAGCCAAAGCAACCCATGTAAAAGAGCAAGACAAAGAAATTCAAGACCTAGCAAAAAAGTGTGTTAAGCTTGGTGATGTCCAAGACGAAATGTATGACATAAAATCTACGATAAGCTCCACAAAAAAAGACCTTGAAAAGATTGAAAAAGAAGCCAAATTTTTCGATGACAGCGACGATTGTCCTTTATGTAAGCAACACATTGCCCATGACCATAAGCTTAGCTTAGAGCAAAACCTAGAAGCCACAGCAAACACCCTCAAGGAAGAGTTACGTGATCTTGACGCAAAAAGACATGAGTTGGAGCAACTGTTGCATGCATTGCAACACATCGACTCACAAAAGCGAGACCTTGAGCGTGTCCAAGCACAGACAAAGGGTGAGCTTAAAACCAATCTTTCACAAATAAGATCCCTTGAACAAAGGCTTAGTGATGCTGAAGAACCTACAACACAGTCTAGTGAGTATCAAAAGCAACTTGATGAAGCCAAATCGTTGGTGGATGACCTTGAAGCGACGTATCAGGAAAAGGTTAACTTACGTTCTATCTACACCACAGCAGGTGACATACTTAAAGACAACGGTATCAAAGCCAAAATCATTGAAAAGTATGTGCCCCTCATGAATCAGCTTATCAATAAGTATTTGGCTGACATGGACTTTTTTGTGGAATTTGAGCTTGACGAAACTTTTGACGAAACGATACGATCAAGATATAGAGATGATTTTACCTATGCTTCATTTAGTGAAGGAGAAAAAATGAGAATTGACATGTCTTTGTTGCTTTGTTGGAGAAAAATCGCGACATTGAAAAATAGTGTAAAAACAAATTTATTGTTACTTGACGAAGTGTTTGATTCTTCGTTAGACAATCAAGGTATTGACGACGTGATGAAATTGTTGAAAACTGTGGATTCAAACGTGTTTTTGATTTCACATAAAGGCGATGCTTTGATTGACAAGTTTGACCGTGTATTGAAATTTGAGAAACCACAGAACTTTAGTGTATTGAGCGATGAAACCATTGGTTGAAGAGGGTGACAAAAGGCTAACCACTGCCACTACCCCTATTGATTTTAACGATCCTGTGATTGACACAGTGCAGTATGCAAACGACTTGATTAAGACGTTGCAGTATTATGGTGTGTATGGGCTTAGTGCCAATCAAATTGGCGACCCATACCATTGTTTTGCATTTGGCGCCGGGGAATTTTGGACGGCCATGTATAACGCAGAAATCATAGAACAGAGTGAAAAAAAGCAATATGGTAAGGAGGGATGTATATCTTATCCATTCATTATCATGAACATTTATCGACCACAATCAATCAAAGTAAGTTTTCGCGATCCAAAGGGTGCACTACAAGTGCAAGACTTTGATGGAATAACGGCTCGTACTATTTGCCAACAAATTGATTTGTTGGAAGGGCGTTTGTTTTTTGAAAGGGCTTCTGACTATGAAATTAACCGTGGGTATAGTAGACGCAAAATGATCAAGAAGCGTGCCTTACGACAACAACGCGAAAATAAAAAGCTCTACAAAGAACTTAACCTTTCCCAAGAACAGATTGAAGCAGTGGAGCGTGAGCGCTATCAACGTCTACCACGAAAAGAAAAAGACTACAACATTAACAAAGAAGCCACACAACTATCCACTGGTAGTAACACAATAACCTTTACGACTGATTAGCCTTAAATTATGAAAATTGAGATTTCTAGCGAAGAACTTCGCAAACGAAAAATTATGATTGCGACGCCTATGTATGGCGGTCAATGCTTTGGCATGTATGCCAAGGCTTGTATTGACTTGGCCAACAAGTGTGCAAATTTAGGTGTAGCGTGCAAATTTCATTATTTGTTTAATGAATCATTGATTACAAGAGCTAGAAACTATCTTGTAGATGAGTTTTTACGAAGTGACTTTACCCACCTAGTGTTTATTGATAGTGACATCAATTTTTCTCCAAATGATGTGTTAGCCTTGGTAGCCCTTGACAAAGACATTATTGCTGGTCCATACCCCAAAAAGACGATTGCATGGGAAAAGGTGAAGCAAGCAGTGGATGGTGGTTTTGCCGATGAATACCCACAGAATTTGCACAAATATACTGGTGACTTTGTGTTTAACCCGGTGCCGGGTACAACTTCATTTAAAGTTGATGAGCCATTGGAAGTGATGGAAGCAGGTACAGGATTTATGGCTATCCGCCGGGAAACGTTCATCAAATTTCAAGAATCCTACCCTGAACTAAAATATACGCCTGATCATGCACGAACTGCTCATTTTGATGGGTCACGCCAAATCCATGCGTTTTTTGATACGGTAATCGACCCCAAGAGCAACCGCTACCTTTCAGAAGATTATATGTTTTGTCAATACGCCCGTGCGGCAGGGCTAGAAGTTTGGATGTGCCCTTGGATTGAACTTAGTCATATTGGTACGTATATTTTTGGTTCAAGCATTCGTGCGTTGGCTAATCTTGGTGAAGTCAATCCTACCGGAATTAGTCAGCAGTATGAGGAAAAGGTGAAAGAAGGATATAAAAAAGCGAGTAAATCATGAAACTAAGTGAACGTACTATCAAGGTGTTGAAAAACTTCAACACGATCAATCAATCCCTTGTGGTCAAACCTGGAAATGTGCTATCGACCGTATCAAAGTCAAAAAATGTGTTGGCAAGTGTCACGGTCGATGAAACGTTTGATACCCCATTTGCAATCTATGAGATAAGTCGGTTCTTAGGGATTGTGTCTTTGTATCAAAACCCTGAATTAAACTTTGGTGAAGACGCTCTTGAAGTGATTGAACGAAATAATTCAGTCAAATACACC